TAGATAGCGAACCCGACAAGTACGAACTAATCATCAAGCAAAACGCTCAGCCCATGATTTTCGAGGTCATGCAGGAAGTCTATAGCTCGACTAACAAAGTCATTCCCTACGCCGAGGCCGCAGACCAAGTGGAGCAGTATTTGACCGATGAAGTCGAACGGTACATGGGTGCAAAAAAATTCAGCACCAGGTTTCGACCGATCGAACCAGAACCAGAACGAGAGGACATGGGCCATAATTACTACTCGCAAAAATTATTAGAGGAACGATTTGGCGGTGGTTTATCAAACGACATGAGCAGCGACGGTGCTCAAGCGCCGAAAGCCAAGCCCTATATAAGCGATGAGGAATCGAAATCAATTTTGGCAAAAAAACTAGAACGCATGCTTAAGGAAGGCATCGCATAATAATTGCCTACCTACTTGCAAACTACGACAAAGAGGGCGATACTGCCCTTGTAAGTTTAGCCACGTTCCGCTCCAAAGTGATTCCTCAAGGAACAAACTTGCAAAGAAGTTAGAAAATCTCGTCGGGCGTTATCGACACCAAAAGAAAAATTCCAAATTAAAAAAAACCGAATAATTCGAGGTGTTTTATGGCGTCTGGAGCCGACTTGACCGCTTATGATAGCGTCCTGAAGGAGCACTACACCAATGACCGTGTAGTCGATATGACTTACAGAAATAACCCTTTTTACGCACTAGTGCCAAAAATGGAACGATTTGGCGGTAAAAATCTGCCTATTCCCATAGCGTACGGCGATCCTCAAGGGCGAAGCAAAACCTTTTCAAATGCTCAAACTAGAGCGCAAGCAACTTCTAAGCTTTTTAAGGAATTTTCATTGACTCGCGTTAAAGATTATTCTTTAGCGACGATCGACAATGAAACCTTGGAAGCTACTAAGGGCGATCCAAATGCATTTTTGGAAGCTGCAACCTCTGAAATCGACGGCGCGATCAACTCCCTAAAGCGATCGCTTGCAGTTAACTTGGTTCGGGACTCTTCGGCTGCAATCGGCCAAGTAAACGCCGAGCCTTCTACCAACGCTTCTACGTTCGTAGTTTTCCTAAAATCGGCAAGCGACATCTCCAACTTCGAAGTTGGACAGGTAGTCGTTATCTATTCCGCGAAATCGGGTGGATCGCAGCGTTCTAGCGACGGCTCCGATGTCGATTTTCCAGTGGTAGCCGTGGATCGTTCGGGTTCTACTCCTTCAATCACGCTAACGGGCAGCTACGACGGTTCTGGTACTATCGCTGCCGACGATTATCTGTTCGTCGAGGGCGATCGTGGTTTAGGCATTTCTGGTCTAGCGGATTGGATTCCATCAAGTGCACCTTCTGCTACTGCATTCTTTGGCGTAGATAGAACGGCTGATGTCACTCGTTTGGGCGGTCATCGCTTGGACGGATCTTCAGCACCGCTTGAAGAAGTTCTTACCGAAGCTGACGCGATTGTTGCGGGCGGAGGGGGTTTCGCAATCGATCATTTCTTCATGAGCCACGCCAAATATAAGGATCTCAAAAACAGTTTGGGAGCTAAAGTACAGTATGTCGACATGCAGGCAACGCCGCGTGTTTCCTTTCGTGGCGTCATGATTGACGGTGTAAACGGTCCTATCAAATGCGTTCCAGATCACAATTTCAGTGACGATACAATTTTCGGATTGCAGCTAGAATACTGGAAATTTTACTCGCTCGGTCCAGCTTGTCGCGTACTAAGTCCAGACGGACTACAGATGTTACGACAGGCGTCAGATGATGGAGCAGAGTGTCGTTATGGCTTCTACGGAAATCTTGGATGTCGTGCTCCTGGTGCAAATATCAATATCACTGTTTAATTTTTAACGGTGCCGCTCTGAACGCACAGCCCACGCTAAGCCGTGGGTTTTTTATAACGAGGGATAAAATGGCTAATCGAAATTACAAGCCTGGTGCCATGGCTTTAGAAAAGGGTCTGATTTGTCTTTACGGACAGATTACAACTACAACTAGTGGAACAATCGGCAGTCAGTCGTGTGTTGGTTTTACCGCCGCGTTGACCGCCGCCGAAGCGGGACGCTACACGATTACTTTGAGCGACAAATACCCAAGCTTGTTCATGGTAAACACGCAGATCGTCACGACGGCGGACACGGCTTACACCAGCGGCGCAGGTCTACAGAGTGTTTTGCGGAATGTAGCTATGACTTCCAAAACCTTCGATATTCAATTCGTTGACGCCGCAGCACCTCAGGCCGATGCCGATGTCGAGGACGGCGCCGTCATTTACCTAGAGATCGTTTTGAAAAACAGCAACGTGCCAGTTTAAGGGGTTCTCAATGATGCTTATGGGCGGGCCAAGGTCCAAAAAAATAGCGACTATCATCGTCGATCGGATGAACGGCGACGGGCCTAAAAAACCCGAAGCTACTACTGACACCGACGATGAAGAAGTCGAGATGAGCGGTGAAAGTGTCCTTGTGTCCGCAGCTAGAAGCATTATCAGCGCTGCAAAGGACGGCGACACCGATAACATGGTGGAAGCGCTGAGAACCTTTTTTACGCAGTGTTACGAGGATCACGAATCGTCTGAAGAGGACGGTTACGAGGACATGCACAACAAAACAGAGGCGTAAACATGGCTACAATTACCGTCGGTACTATTAAAACGAGAGCACGACAGAAAGCCGACCTTGTTGGCTCAAATTTTATTAGCGACACGGAATTGCTTGCCTATGTTAACGAAGCATTTTTTGCTTGGTACGATGTTTTAGTTTCAAGGTTTGAGGACTATAATCTAGGCGATCCGACAAGCTTCACGATTTCCGCAGGAACCCCCTACTATGATTTGCCGGCTGACTTTTACAAGCTAGCAGGAGTCGACCGTTCCATCGACAATGGCAATCACTACCATGCCCTACGTCCCTCCCCTTGGCGCTCGCGGAATAGACACACCGCCTCCTACACCAGCTACGGCCTGTACCCGCGTATAGGCTATCGGGTCACCGGCAACAAGCTTCGATTTGTTCCTGAAGATCAAAGTCCTGGCAGCTACCGTCTGTGGTACATACCTCTAGCGACGGCTCTGACACAGGATAGCGACACGATTGAACGCTATAACGGTTTTGAAGAATTGATTGTAATCGATACGGCAATGAAAATGCTGGCTAAAGAGGAAAGTGATCTTTCCTACCTAAACATGGAACGACAGCGCGTCGAAAATCGGATGATCCAAATGATGCAACAGCGAAGCTTGGAAGGTAGCGGGTGCATCGAAGAGGTCGAGCGAGCAGATTTTGATGAGGATTTTTTCTATTGATCAAATTTAGAAAAATAGGTCAAAAACTACGAGAAATAACTCTTTTTCAAGATAACGTCGAACAGGCTTTTAAGCAGGTAAACGAACTTCCATTTATTAACGGAAGGCTTATAGATGTTACGATCCCATCAAACGGCGAGTATACGCTGCAAACAGGTCTGGAACGAAGGCCGGTAGGTTTTATAGTGGTCGACACCGCAGAAATTGTAACCGTAGAACGCAAAGTTTTGAGCACTGAACAAGATAACAAAGGCTTGCTTAGACTCGATATCGCACCGGCTGGAACCTACAAATTCTGGGTGTTTTAAATGGCATTAAACAAACAAAATATTCCGCTAAATCTTGCGCAATTGCCTAACCAGAAGGCCGATCCAAAAAGTCTAAGTCCTGGAACGCCGACTTCAATCACTAACGCTCGTTTTCAAAAAGCGGGACGAATTGACAAGCGGTACGGCTATTCCCAGCTAACGATGACCGATCGTGACGCTACGGCGATTACTGGATTCAAAAAAATAATCGGAACGCCTGACTACTTATTAGGGTGGGCAGGCAATGAAATCTATTCCTACGATTCAGACGGCGATCATTGGGAGTCGAGGGGTCCATATTTTGCAGCCGAAACAACCGTCAAAGGCATAACAGGTGTGGGCCAAAGTCCGCAATCTTTGATCGACGGCGATTACACTTACTACGTCTACAATATGGCTCAGGATGATGCCAGCGAGCAACAAGGTGGTAATATCGGCTTGACCGTCGTAGCTACCGACACCGGCCAAGTGATAGCTGGTCCAGTCGTTATCGCTGAATTGATGATTAATCCTAAAATTATCAAATTTAATTCCAAAATATTCTGTACATTCTTTTCGCAGGTAGCTCCTAACATTATCAAAGGCGTGCAAATCGATTCGACGCAAGCTGATTGGACTGGTACTGAAGTCACGATTGTAAGTGATTGGGAGGACGAGTCCGCTGGTTCGACCGATTCTTATCACGACTACGATATTTACGCATGGGCCGACACTAGGCTGATAATCGCTTACACAGATGACACGACAAACACGACATTAAACATTAGATATTTTGACGATACGTTGACGGCATTGACCGGCGCGTACGCTCTGCGACAAGTTACAAGCATGGGCGTAACCAGGATAAATGATGTCTCTATAATTCCATCGTCTTCTGGTGATCGCTTTTTTGTTCTGGGAATAAATAGGGATTCAAGGGCGGGTTCAGCTTTTTGCATTATCAACGCTGATGGGACGCAAAACACTGCCGCGACAGCGTTGTCGATTACTGATTTTTCCTACGACATCACCAAAGTCTATGGAGAAGCCTATAACAACGGCGCAGCTGACGGTATCAAGTTTTGGGTGTCCGATTGTAGCGTGGATGATACCGATTACTGGATTGGTCAAGTAAGGGTCCACACTATAACGGACGCAGGTTCGCAATCTAACGGCAGTCAAAATATGAACGGCATTGCGCTATTAGCACCGCCGTTTACATATGACAGTCAGACATATTTTATAGCCTATACTGGACAGCCTAACTACACATTGAGCTTAGTAACGTATGATTCCGACGGCTATTACACGGTAGCTAGTCTTTTTTGGGGTCGCGGTCGGATGGCCGGAACGGAAAACACGGTAAGTCCTTATTGGAGACGTGGCGGTTGGACTAAAGGAACCGTGACTAATCCCGCTACTGGTGTTTACGAAGTAGCAGTAGCGATTAAAGACACTTCCTCTGGCAGGCTTCGAATTGTTTCGGTCGAGTTCGATTTTTTAAGTGACAATCTTTTTCGAGGCGTTCAATACGCCGATTCGGTTTATATAGCTGGTTCCAACCCGTTGCTATTCGACGGTGCTAGCCTAATGGAACCTGGCTTTTTTCAGGCTCCTAATCCCGTTATTAGCACATCGGTATCGAACGCCGGAAACCTCGCAGACGGCACCTACTCAATGATTTTGGTTTTCGAGTACGTCACGAAGGGCGGTTTTATAATCCGCTCAGCACCAAGCAACCCGTTTTCCATCACCGTATCAGGCCAAGGCGGCTTCGGTTCAATATCTTTCGACTACGTAAACCTTGGTCAATCGAATTTAAATCGAAGCACGACAAGCAATAACCAAGTCTATATATACCCTTATATAACAGAGGCCGGCGGCGAGATTTATTATCAGGCGAAAGTTTCCACCACTAGCTCTAAAAGCTCAGTTGTAAATAGTTGGACCCTTGGAACGGCAAGCACAGCGATAGTCTACAACGTGTTAACAACCGGACCAATTTTATATACTGATTCGGGCGAAGTTCAATCGACGCCGATACCTCCACTAAAATTTGTGACGGCCTGGAACAACCGATTGTGGTTCGGCGGCGATCCAGAAAACGCCTATATTTATTATTCCAAAACGAATCAAAACAAAATAGCAGCGGAATTTTCCGAAGGTCTAACGATTGGATTGCAGGAATTGCCTACCGATGTAACGTCGATAAAAGGCTTCCAAGACAAGCTCGTTGTGACAACTAGAGAGTCTATATTTTACACCTTCGGCGAAGGTCCAAACAATTTAGGCGCAGGCGGCGATTTTGCCGAACTAGAGCAGGTTCTAGGCGTCTCAGGTGCGATCAATTCCGATAGCCTTGTCGTGACAACCCAGGGACTTTGGTATCACTCTGACAAGGGTGTTTATATTTTAAATCAGGGATTGCAGCCGGAATACGCAGGCGCTTCATTCGAGGATGAGATAGGCGCAACGGTCGTCAACTCGCTAGCTAGGGTCGATAGCGATACTGCTATTTTTTCTACCGGAACGCAGCTAGTAGAGCTTGATTATTTTTTCAGCATTTGGTCGAAAACAACGGGTATCACGCCGCAATCGACACAGATTTATAATAGGCTCGTTTACATTCTAGACGACAGTGACCAGGTTTGGGTGCAGGACGATACTGTTTACAAGGACGGCACGACTAGCTACGAGATGGGTGTCGAAACCGGATGGATATCGATGAGCGGTATTACTGGTTATCAGCGTCTCTATAGGGTGTTTTTTGTCTGCGAATATAAATCTGTTCACACGCTAAAAATATCTTTAGCCTACGACTATTCTAGTACCTACCTCGATGAGGTTACATTCGATCCTGCTGATGCGGTCGATGACGATACCTACAGATTTCAAGTGCTCGCATCTAAGCAAAAATGCCAGTCTTTGAGAATTAAAATCGAAGAGGTCATAGCCGACGGAACCGCGGGCACCCATGAGAGTTTACAAATAAACTATTTGGCTATTCAGGTTGGTACTAAGCGCGGACTACCGAAAATCAAAGACGCTCAAAAAGTTGGCGTTACTAATATCTAAGGAGCATGTATGCCTAGTTTTTTCGAGGACATCAAAAATGAAGCGGGCCGTACATGGGATAAAATTTATGGCGAGGACGGCTTGGGTTTAGAAAATCCTATGAAAGCGCCTGAACAGCCCGCATTTCAAAATTATCAAATTAACGAGGAAGCTCGACGTGGCGCTAATGAGAGAGCGCGCAATAGAGGGTGGGAATTAGGTGACCGCGCTAATGTATCTCGTAACCGTGGATTTTTAGAGGGCGACGATAGCAGGTCGCAACAGGTTCGCGGTCAACAGATGGACTTTTTAAACCAATTGAACGCGCAGGCCAGAGGTGACGGTGGACCTAGTCAAGCTCAAGCGGCTTTGCAGGGCGCTAGTGATAAAAACATGCGACAAGCACTAGCCATGGCAGCTAGCGGTCGTGGCAATCCTGGTTTGGCGCAACAACAGGCGCAGCGACAAATAGGGCAGGCAGGCCAAGCAACGGCTAATTCAATCGGTCAACTACGTGCTCAAGAAATGCAACAAGCGCAAGCAATGCAAGGCAATGCTCTGCAAGGTTTTAGAGGTCAAGACTTAGGCGCGGAACAAGCTAGGTTGGCATCGATGATAAATCAAAGAGGCCAAAACGATGCGCAGGAAAGGTTTTACGAAGCTGGTAAAAGTCAACAGCTTGGTGCTCAAACTCAATCTGATCTTGGCTACGAGGCTTTAAAAGCCGGCAACGTAAATGCAGCAAACCAATACAATCAGAACATGTATCAGGCTGATGTTGGTGCTCAGAACGCGAACGTGAGCGGTTTAACGCAAGCTGCCGCTACTGCAGCAGCTTTGTATATGTCCAGCGACGAGCGCATGAAGCAGAATATAAGCAGTGTCGATCCAAAGCAGGTCGAGGCATTTTTCAAGGCGCTTTCCTCCAAGGAATTTGAATACAAAAACCCAAAAATGGAAGGCGCTAGCGAGGGCAAAAAGGTCGGTTTCATGGCCGGCGATGTCGAGAATACCGAGCTAGGGCAGAAGCTATTTAAGAAGGGTGAGGACGGTATGAGCCGCTACGATCCGCAAGTCATGGATGGAATACTCGCGGCGGCTATTAAAAACCTCATGGAAAAGAAGGCAGGATAAAATGGACGAGTTAAATCAGCCTGAATTTGGACCTGAACCGATGCCCGTTGGTAACGCCGATCCTTTTAGCGCCGAACAGATTGCGCGCCTTAAAGGCATGGACATGGCCGATCCAAAATATGCGCAGCTTTTGCAAAACTTGCAAAACGATGGGCGGTGGATGCCAGAGACTAATACCGATGAACAATTTGGTATCCCCGGCGGGTTCGACGCTACTGACCCGTCGGGCGTGTACGGTGATACTCCCGAAGCTCCGGTGTGGACCGGCGACACGGCACCGCCGGTAGCTCCTTCCACACGCGAAGTTACCGACCCTAGCAAGCTTTTACCTTCTTATGGGCAGGGAGAAGCTGCAATTCCGCTGACCGACAAAGAAATAGCGCAACAGTATTTAACTGGATTTGATCCCTACGCCTCGGAGTTTTCGCAATTACAGCAAGCCGAGAGGGATGCAGCCGCCGTCGGTCAAATACGGGCGAAAGCCGAAGTAGAGGAATTAAAACTTAGGAACGACAAGCTTCTAGACATAGAAGCCGACCGTATCGAGTTAGCCGATGACCGCGAGGTCGATCTTGAAAAAAGAATGGACGAGATGGAGACGCTGGCTACCGAGATTGGTTCAACCAAAATCGACGCTAATCGGTATTGGGCAAACAAGAGCACCGGCGACAAAGTTTTGGCAGGTATAGCGCTTGCTCTCGGCGGCTATGCGCAAGGCCGTTTCGGCAGCGCGAACGTGCCTATGCAGATGCTCCAAAGCGCAATTAAAAGCGATGTTGAGGAGCAGAAGGCAAACTACGAGATAAAAAAGGGCGAGTTGGCGGACAAGAAAACGGCCTATTCAGTAGCAATGGACAAGTTCAAAAACAAGGACATGGCACTAGCCTCCGCCGAGGTATCGGCATTGAACATGGCAACGCGACAAATTGAGGAACGGGTAGCGGGCACCGAGGATCAACTTGTGAAGGCGAAGGGCAACGCGGCTATAGCAAAAATAGGTCTACAAGCTAAACAAGCTAGAATTGCATTCGGACAAGCGGCGGCTAAAAACGCTCAGGAAAACATCAAGGAAAACAATCCCGACTTCGTTCCAGGTTACGGCATAGTTCGCAATCCAAAGATGACAAAGGAGTTCGTCGAGAAGGCGTCAAAATTCGAGACTACCGACGATTCAATTAACAAGATTGTCGGTATGGTAGAGGACTATGGGTTTACGAATACGATTACTCCAGGCGATGAAACATTCAGCCGCGTAAATTCCTTGACCTCGATGCTTCGAGGCGACATGCGCTTGCTAATCCTTGGTCCTGGTACTGTGAACGAAAAGGAATATGAACGCTTGGTAGCTATCGTTCCAATGGCTGCCTCAAGTAATCCGATCGAGCGTAAAAAGGGTGTGACTGCTTTGCGCACACTACAGGGTTATGCAAAGAGAGCGATCGATAGCGATGCTAAGCTCATGATTAAAAATTATGTACCCAGGTCCGAGCGGCGTCAAAACATGGGTATGCAGAAAGAATCGAGGTAGACAATGCCAGTTTACGACAGACAAACGGGCGCGGCTACCGAGTTCGAGGATAACGATCAATTAAATGATGCCGTCGTGTCCGGTAAATTTGGTTTTAGGCCTGGGCAAAAAATAACCGTTTTTAATAAAGACGATCCAAACGACGTATATACAATGCCAGCCGAGAAGTTTGAAACGGCATACGCCGAAGGCTACCGGATGGAGACGCCGTTTCGAACCGCGGTGCGACATCATGTCGACGATAACAAAGGGTTCATCGGCGGTACTAAGGTTTTCGCTGGTGAACTAGCTAATACTGCTCTCTTCGGCGTTCCAGAAATCATGATGCGCAACAAGGCGAACCCTTTGGAGTGGGCGAAAATCGAAGCTTTGCGCGAGGAACACGAACTAGCTGGCATGGCAGGCACCGGATTAGGAATGGGCGCAAACATTTACGGCCTAGCTCGTAGCGGTGCTTTCGCAGCCACAGAAAAAATCAGCGAAGCCGCCGTAAATGTCATGGCCAAGCGAATCAGCGCGAGCATGGGCGGTAAAATATCCACGACAGCGGCGCGCAATTCAGCCAAGGACATTTTAGTAAGGACGGCAAACGCAGTAGGCAAAACAACCGCCGTGATAGGCCGCAACACGGCCAAGGGTGCTATTGAAGGCACGATAGACATGGCAATACCAGCGGCGGCAGAAGCAGCTTTCGGTAACTACCAAGAGGCCGCAGAGTCTTTGCTAATCGGCTCAGCTTTCGGTGGTATTTTGGGCGGCGGTATAGGTTCGGCGCTGGACGGTTTCGCAGCGGGAGCTAAGCGTAGCAAAAAGCTTTTAGAGAGCGGACCAGGCGACGAGGGCAACCTATTACAAGAAAAGGCTCTAGACTTTGCCGCTTCAGCTACAAACATGAACAAGGAAAACTTTAAGTACATCGTGAACAACGCGGACGAGGTCCGTAAGGCCGAAGATTTTGGTCCTATGCACGACCGTATTCAATCCAAGGTAGGCGAGTTCAATGCAGAGTATGACGAAGTAAAACACCTTGTCGACCGCGACAAAAATGAAATGGCTACACTCTTCAATGAAAAGAAAATAGAGGCGCAACGTGTCGCTAACGAACCAGACCGAGCGGTTGCCGATGAGCTTGCAGATTTAATTAAAATAGCAAAGACCAAAACATACGAGCTTAGTCAATTAGCCGATAACGAGCTAGTCAAGGCTATTCCTGATCGTTCGATTAGTAAGATGATGCCAATTAATATGGCCGATGATCTAATCAAAAAATACGGCGGTCGACAATCTGTAAAATATCGTCGTGCGGTCAAAGAATTGGAAACTCTCAAAAAGAATTTAGGCGACCAAGACTTTACTGATTTTGACGGTCCAGGCTTGCGCGACTATCTGCAAGACGTTCGTGAAAACATCGTTTTCGATACGCAAAACATTGCGAACTACGACGATGGAATGAACAAAGTTTTCAAAGAGTACACGCATGGTATTAGCGAATACCTTAAAAACGAATCTAAAAGCTATCGCGCTATAATGGACGAAATGCAGCCGATTAGTCAGGCTTTAGAGGACATGGGCAAGGTCGTAAATGATCCGAGTCGCCTTTTAGATTTTGGGCGGGTGATTTCAAAAACAAATAAAACATCTCCAGACCAGGTAGCAACAGATAGATTCTATGCGCTACTCGGTACGCTAACGAGATATGAAGAGTTGGCCGGCACAGGTAAAAAATTCGATAACCTGTTTGCTCTCAAGCGATCTTCAAACGATTTTATCCAAGCCAAAAAGCTAGTCGATGCAGACAAAACAGGGAAGGCTTTAGACCGCTTTCAAAAAGAGAATTTTCCAGAAAAATACGAAGTCATGCAGGCCAACAAGGCTAAGTTTGAAAAACTCAACGCCGAACGTGAAGCGCTTGGTCCACTAATAAATGGAAAAATCGAAAACCAGCTTAGGTCGCTTGCCAGGGAGAAGGGCAACATAGACTTAACGCGCTCGTTTCAGAAGCTCTCTGAGAGATTCGGCCTTGGCGATTTAGAACGGCAAGTCAAAAATACTGTATACAAGGAAAACTTGCTCAACGCTCGCGTCAACGGTTCGCGGCTGGTGCAATGGGGGGGAGCAACCGGCGCTGGTTTGGGTGGCATTTTCGGCATGCTGACGCCGTTTGATGCTGGCTTAACATCGATGCTTGCCCTGG